ATGCGTCCAAGTCTAATGCCATCTACGGCCGCAGCGCCACCGTGCAGCCTGCCGCCTACTATGTGCACATCTGGCGGCGCGTGGCCTGAGAAAGGAGGTTTTGAGCGATGATCCCTGTGACATTTGACACTGTGGCAACATTGCAGTTTGGCAGTGAGGGTCACCCGACCAGTCTGCACTTTGCCATCCCGGAAGAGTGGAAAACCTGCAAAATCAGACTCCACCTGCGGCGCAGCGACGGTAGCTTTGTGCCCCCGATGCAGCTGGACGAAAATGGATGCGTAAAAGTAAACCGCAGTGACTCCGGCAAGACCGGCGGACAGTGGATGCTGTCGGCTGAAAGTCCTGACGGAAAAGTATCTTACTCGCGAATCGGCAAATATGTGACCCCCATGGAGGTGACACAATGAAGATCCTTGACGAGACCGGCGCGGTCGTGGAAAACCCGGACCTGACGCTTGGGTATCTGACCACCAGCACTGAAGAGATCACCCACCCTGCCGTAGAGGGTGTGGAGGAGCAGTGGCACTGGGAGACCGTGACCGAGTATCCGAACGGCGGCATGGACGTGCAGCGGGTGGTGGATGTGCTCGGCGTACAGGCGCAGGAGGAATGGGTGGAAAAGGTACCCATCCAGAGATACATCCGCTACACCGCCGAAGAGCTGGCCGCGCAGGAAGAAGAACGCAAAAAGCAGGAAGCAAAGGACAAGCTGCCGGAGACGGTGGCGGCGCTGAATGCCGCTCTTGCCGACGCAGACGCTTTGAACCTTGACCAGGACTACCGCCTAACTCTTTTGGAGCTGGGCGTGACCGATGATGAAACCACCGCATAAACAGAAAGGAATGACTACTATGGCACTTTATAACACCTGCAAGCGCATGATCGAGCGCGGCCAGACCGCCGGTATGGAAAAGAAGCTGGATATCTTCTACGCCGCCGCCAAGCTGACCGACGAGCAATATGCCGAGCTGACCGAGATGCTGAACGAAAAGACCAGCGCCTGACCGGGCCGTGAAAGGACGTGATCCATATGGCGATCAAACAGTACAGCCTGAAGAAGGACGGCGCAAAGCAGCTCTCCCCCGCATTCCGTGTGCGGGAGTTCCGCTGCCGCGACGGTACCGACACCATCCTCATTGACGAAGGCCTTGTGGTGCTGCTGCAGTGCATCCGGGAACACTTCGGCAAGCCGGTGACCATCACCAGCGGCTACCGCACAGCCAGCCACAACACGAGGGTGGGCGGCTCAAGATCCAGCCAGCACCTGCTGGGCCGGGCCGCTGACATTCAGGTGCAGGATACCGACCCGCTGGCTGTGGCCGCCTACGTAGAGAGCCTGATGCCCGGCTGGGGCGGCGTGGGCCGCTACCCGGTCAAGGCAGGCCGGGCAAAGGGCTGGGTGCACGTAGACACCCGCCCGAACAAGAGCCGGTGGACACTGTGAGGGGGTGAGACCAGTGGAAAGCATCATCTCAGCCATCCTTGCCGGTGCGGTGACCCTGATCGGCGTGCTGATCGCCAACAGCCGCAGTCAGGCCGTGACCGACACCAAGCTGGAAGAGCTGACCCGCGAGGTGCGGGAACACAACAATTTTGCCCGCCGCGTCCCCATTTTGGAAGAGCAGATGAAGGTGGCCAACCACCGCATCGCTGATTTAGAAGCAGACGAACACGAAAGAGAAAGGAACTGACTATGAACGCACACACCTACAACGCACCCACCATCTCCGCAGGTACCATTGCCCGCACCGCCTGCCTGCTGCTGGCCCTGACCAATCAGGTGCTGTCTGCACTGGGCAAGCCCGTGCTGCCCATCGAGAGCCAGACCGTGGAGCAGCTGGTCACCGCCGGTATCACCACCGTGGCCGCGCTGGTCGCGTGGTGGAAGAACAACAGCTTCACCCCCGCAGCCCTTCAGGCAGACCAGACCTACGACAAGCTGAAGGCACAGGGGAAGTAAAGGAGACGCAGACGTGATTATTACTGGCATGGCCGAATATGAAAGCATCTGCAAAAATGCACTGGTCGAGTGGTACAACGCCCACCGTGAGACGAAGATCACCCTCGAAAATGTCTTTGTGGTGTGGGCCTGCAAGACACTCCAGAACTATAAGGCATTGCTGTCCACCACCGTGGCAGGTGACGGAATCTATGCTGAGTACACCTACAACGGCGATAAGCAGGAGCTGTACGAGGATGTATACGGCAAGCTGACGAACCGCTGTATCAAGCGGTAATCCCATACATAGCAGCAGCCCCGGGGAGCCTGACGGTTCCTCGGGGCTGTTTTTGTTTGGCATGTTTCGACGCTTTACGACGTATATCGACGTAATTGGTAAATTTTAAGTATTTTTCGGTTAGAGTTGACGCATAGAAAGGATGTGTCAACTATGATCGTTTCCGAATTGTCCACTCAGGTCAATGATTTGCTGCGCCCGATGGGCATCACACGCAATCTGAGCGTCTACAGTATCCTGTGCCAGTGTCTTGAGCTGGTCTGTGAGCAGGAAGACCGCCTGCAGGCCGTGGAGAAAGATATCTATACCCCTATCGCCGACCGCAGAAGATGTGAGCCAAAAGCGATTCAAAGCGCTGTCCGCCGGGCAGCTAAAGGTGCATGGCTCACAAACCCGGAGTATGTGCAGCAGCTGGCAGGCTATCCGCTGACCGGTGCGCCCAGCGCGGTGCAGTTCATTGAGATGTTGTATAATGCACTGGTGAGAGCAGTCTGAAAACTTAATAGTGTTACCAAAAACGTTACCATGACAAAGAAAAGAACGCCAATTCCTAACGAAATGGCGTTCTTTTTTCATGGTGGAGCGAAGCAACCCAAATCCGAACCATTGCCTTCTGGGGCATCTTTGGCGGCGATTTCATCGAAAGTGATGGTTTTTGTGCCGTCTTTGTAGTTGAATGCAATCAAAACTTTTTCATCATAGAGATAAACAGCATTCACGAATGTATTGATAAGCGTTTCCCGGTGGCTTTTCACGTTCGGGTCGAGCTTGCGGAAGTTGGTGAGCCAAAATTTCACAAATTCTGCGCTGACTTTCGGTTTCGCCAGCTTTTCTTCCGCGATGCGGATTTCCAGCTCTTTCTGCTGGGCTTCCAACTTTTCCAAGCGTCCTTTGGTCGAGCTGGTCAGCACACCTGCCTGAATTGCATTTAACAGATTCTCGATGCCGTTCTCTATATCCTTCATCTGCTTTTCCAGCAGGGGCAGCACCGTGTTCTCCTGTTCCTGAAGAATCATCACCGCATCCACGATAGACTGGATGCAGTCATCGTCATGAATCATCTTCATGGTCTCGTTGACTACCAGATCCTCCAGCCACTCTTTGCGGACGGTCTTTTTCTTGCAGGTCTTGGTGCGCTTGGCATTTGCACATTTATAATAATGGTGGACGTTCTTATTCCGGCTCGTTCCGCACTCGCCGAACATCATCGCACCGCACATTCCACAGAACAGCTTGGTCGTCAGCAAATAATCGTCCTCCGCTTTGTGCCGAGCCGGAGCGCGGCGGTTTTTGGCGATTTTATCCTGCACACTATCGAACAGTTCTTTCTCAATGATAACCGGGATGCTGTCCGGCATCACAATGTCCTTAAAACGATTCTCGCCGATATAACGGCGGTTTGTCAGCAAGGTCTGAATACTGTTATAGGTAAACTTCTGGTTGCGGTTGGTGGTCACGCCGCTGTCGTTCAGCCAGTTCATCAGTTCTTTCATGGTCGCGCCATCGTTGTACCGCTGAAAGGCTTCTACCACAAAAGGAGCTTTCAAAGGGTCAATCTGGAAGAACTTTTCTTCGTCCACCGTATAGCCGATGGGAATCGTTCCACCATTATATTTGCCCTTCAGAACATTCTCAGTCATGCCGCGCACGACCTTTTCAGAAAGTTCTGCGGAATAGTATTCAGCCATGCCGGTGAGCATACTTTTGACCATAATACCCGCTGGGCCTTCCGAAATCGGCTCAGTGGCCGATACCAGCTTGACATGGTTTCGCTCCAACTGGTACTCATAGTGTGCCGAATCATAACGATTCCGGGCAAAGCGGTCAAGTTTCCAGACCAACACAATGTCAAACAACCGTTTCTCGCTGTCCTTGATCATCTGCTGGAATTCCGGACGATTGTCCGTTTTGGCAGAAAGTGCACGGTCAATATAGTGCTTGATGACCGTGATGCCGTTTTTCTCGGCATAGGCCGTACATTCACGAATCTGGCCTTCAATGGATTCTTCGCGCTGGTTATCCGATGAATAGCGGGCATAGATCACAGCGGTCATGGCAGGCACCTCACTTTACACATCATTAAACGGCGAACGGTTCTTTCAAAATGTAGTTTCGTATAATATATACCATATTTTACAACGGTTTGCAATGGGAAAATCAGCGAACAGCATTTAATTCTTTTCGTAAATCAGATGCCCACCGACCTATGGTTTTCGCCATAAGCTGGTGGGTATCTGTTGTTCTGGTTTATAATTCACTGATGGTTGCAGTAATGGGCTGCATGAGGATTTGCCTTACCGGGTTATATACTGCCAGCACCACAGCCGCCAGCACGACTATAACAATCACGACAAGACAGCCCCACGGCACCTGCCACGCTGCACCGAAATAATGGGTGATGAGCAGGATATACAGCTTCCGATTCAGCACAAGACCCAGCGCAATGCCCACCACAAGACCGGACACCGCATAGGTGCCAGCTTCGGCAGAGATCATGCGTTTCAGCTGTGCATCATCCATCCCGATGGCACGCAGGATGCCATACTGCTTCATTCGTGCCGACACGCTCATGGAAATGCTGTTGACGATGTTCAGAATGGTGATTCCTGCAATCACGATGAGAAACGCATAGACCACCAGATGGAACGCCCAGTAGGTGCTTTGTATCATCCGATTTCCTTCGATTCGGTTGGAAAAAACAACCTGCTTGTTTAACGTGTCGCTCAGCAGGGTGTGTATTTGTGCAATGGCTGCGTCTGCTGTGGTATCTTTTAATTGAATATCGATCACCGCATAGCGGTTTTGCCCGGTCAGCTGATGGAAGGTTTCTTCGGTGCAGATAACAATCGGGGAATCGGTACTACTGAACGGACTGTCGTTCAATACACCCACGACTGTGAGCTTTGCATCCTCCAGCTGAATGGTATCACCCACGGTCAGGGAATTGCTTTTGTCGAATACCGTCAGCACAGGGTATGTGCCATTCTCCGGCTCCTGCGGAAGGGTTCCGCCAATCAGGTCTTTTTTCGCCCAGCCAAACTGTATCGTATCGTATGAAATCAGGTCGATGGACCCCTGTTTTCCCTGATATTCCGCCGGGAGCGGGCAATACATCCGTCCGAATGCGTGTTTGACTTCCGGCAGAGCTTCCAGCTGCTCCACCAGCACCGGGTCAAGGACATTTTGCCCGGATGTTTCAGCCACCGATAAGTCCGGTGTGTAGGGCTGCAACGGATTCAGCGCAAATCCAACCCATCGAAGCAAAACCGAAAAGCTCAAAAACAGGAGAATGCTTAACGCAAAGGAACCTGTCATCAGAAGCAAGTTCTTTTTGGACGAGGTTGCATGGCTCACGCCCAAAGAAAGCTCTGCACGACTTCCAAACAACCGAGCATGACACGGAGAATCCGCTGCATTTTCCACCGCATTCCCAGTTGCTGCTGTGATCGGAGAAGCTTTTGCCGCCCGCCGTGCCGGAGAAGATGCCGCGAACCAAACCGTGATAAGTCCCAGCACGGAACCACAGATAATACCGACCGGGCTGATGCCAAGCACTGGTAAAGAGCTGAACTCCTCGCCGATAAATCCACGCAGAAAGGAACACAATCCCCATGTGGAAACGATTCCCAGCACACATCCTGCTGGAATAGCAGTTTTACACCAGAAAAGAGCTTCCAGCCGGACAAGCATCCGAACCTGATTTTTTCCAGCCCCAAGACAACGCAGCATTCCATAATAGCTGGTACGCTGCGCTACATTGCTGTTGATGCTGCCTGTGATCATAAAAGTTCCGGCAAGGACGACCATGCCAGCCAACACAGCCGCTACCGCATATAAGCCTACAATATAATCGTTGTTGCTGCTTGCGTTCAACGCCATCAGGTAAGTATTTTCGGAGATTTTTTCTTCTGAAATTCCGTACTTGTTTTCGATGTTCACAATGGACTGCCGCAAATTGGTACGTGGCTTGAACTGGATGAAATACTGTGTTTCAAAGGATTCTTCTACCTGTGCGGCAATCTGAGAAAATGTACTGCGGTTCATCACCAGCACAACAGCATCATACTGGTTCGCATCGGAGGTATCCTCATTGAAACCTGCGACAGTAAGCGAAATGGTCTGTCCATCCGGGAGCGTCAGCGGAATCGCTGTACCGACCGTAACATCCAACCAATCCCGGATGTTTGCTGTCACGAGTACTTCGCCATCCGCCGGGGCAGTGCTACACTGCATTCCCGGAAAGATTTGAAGGATTGCATCATCTGCTCCTACCAGTGCGGCACGTTTATCTCCGGCAAAGTAGTTTTCCGTAAGGGAAGAGTTGATGTCGCTATACGCCGAAAATGCAGCAACATCCTCCTGTGCGGCAAGCTCTGCGGCTGTTTCAGGGGAGATGTCCTTTACCATGATATGCCAGTTTCCGTTTTTGTTCAGCT